ATCGCTATAATCTGCCCTCCCTTGGCCAATTAGCTCAGTTGGTAGAGCAGCGGACTGAAAATCCGCGTGTCCGTGGTTCGATTCCGCGATTGGCCACCATTCATGAAACCCCAACCGATTTCGGTTGGGGTTTTTTCTTGCCCGAAACGCCAGTGTTGGCGGGGGTTTCGGGGCATCCCCTCTTGAGCGCCGACCTTGTCTTCGCCTCTGTTTTGGGTTGTTTTCGGCCTCTCCGTCTCTGTTTTTCTCTGCCAGCCTGTTGAGCGCGCAACAGACCACACCCATATAAATCAACAACTTATAGACTCATGGTTCGAGATCAAAACTGCTCTGGAGAATGGAGAAAAAATATGAAATCGCGTCCACAAGCATCCACGACCGCTCACGCGGGCTTTTCGGGCCGATAGTGCTCACGCAGCAAGGTTTCCCATCCTTGCTGGCTCCACCGCAGGCTCATTTGGTCGGGATACAGGGTGACCTGTTCGACAAGCAGCCGCACCAATTGCGCCTGGGTCTTGTCGATCAACATACCCCACACACCATCCAGCCGCTTCATGGCGGCCAGCGCGATGTCGCTGTCGAAAACCGGCTCGCCCTGGCGCTCATCCAGCAGTTTTTCCAGCAGCAACTGAGGGTCTCGAAGCCGCTGCCGTATCTGATCGATGATGACTTCGTGCAGCACACCGCACGACAAATTGTGCGGTTGACGCTCTGTGTCATCGGCTTGGCCACCAGTGGGTGCGGTGTAGTAGCAATACCGCTTGCCATCTCGTGCCGAGGATTCGAAGCAGCCGAACGCGCGACCGTCATGCCAGCACAATCGCCCCGCCAGCGGGAAGGCCAAGAGATCGCGGTCTTGATTGGGTACACCCTTACGACGCGCCCGCTGCGCCATCACTTCATGCACCCGATCCCAGAGCGTCAGATCCACAATCGGTCGGTGCTGGCCCCGGTGCCATTCGCCTTTGTAATAGACCTCGCCGATTAGTACCCGGTTGTTCAGCAGGCGGTACACCGCATTGCGGTCAAACAGCTCGCCACCGCGTTTTTTCCGATCACGGGTCATCCAACTTTTGGTCTTGTACCCGCGCTTTTGCAAAAACTCGATCAAGGCGCTCATCGAGCCCAAATCCAAGAAGCGCTGAAATATCTCGCGCACCGTCGCGGCCTCGGCATCTGCCACCACAAGGCGTTGCTCATGGTCAATCCGGTAACCCAGTGGAGCCGCAGTGCCTTGCCAGCGCCCGCTGGCGCGGGTCGTTGCCAACTTCTCGCGGGTGCGCTCCCCAATGAGCTCCCGCTCGAACTGCGCGAAGCTGGTCAGCAAATGCAGATTTAACCGCCCCTCGGGCGATTCGGTGTCCAGCGGCTGGGTCACGCTGACCAGCCGGATGCCTGGGATGGTGAACAGGGGCAGCAAGATTTCGAGATCACGGACGCTGCGACTGAGGCGGTCAAAGCGATGCACCACGACCACGTCGATCCGGTCGGACTGCGTATCGTCAAGCAACTGGCGCAGTGCCGGGCGTTGCAGGTTTGCCCCGGAGAACCCGTTATCGGCATAGACCACATCGATGGCCTGCCAGTTTTCTTCACGATGCGCATCAATGAACGCCCGGCAGGCTTGGGTTTGCACTTCGATGGACGGCATCTGCGCATCCTGCCTGTCTTCTACCGACACGCGCACGTACACCGCACAGCGCAGCGGGCGTGAACGGGTGTTCTTGGCTGGGTCGACGCTTTTTTCCTCCATGAACTACATCATTCCAGAGGATGCAGATGTCGACCAGCTCAGCATGAAGTATGGCCTTGACTCCATATGGCATTGAATCCATAATTTGCAGCATGACTTGGACTGTTCTCTTTCATGACGCCTTCGATGCGGAGTTCAGCGACCTGAAAGAGGATCTGCAGGACGAGCTGTTGGCGCATGCCCGGTTACTGGCCGAGTTCGGCCCCAACTTGGGACGCCCCACAGTCGATACGCTCAAAGGTTCGCGCCACACCAACATGAAGGAGTTGCGCTTCTCGTGGAGCGGTCAGGTCTGGCGGGTGGCGTTCGCTTTCGATCCCCAGCGGCAAGCCATCTTGCTGGTTGGCGGCGATAAAGGTGGTGCGGATCAGCGCAGGTTTTACAAGCGCTTGATTCAGGTTGCCGATGAGCGCTACGAAGAACACGTGGGCAGCTTGGCCCAGCAGAGTAAGGAGAACCATCATGGCAAGAAAACTCGATGACGTTATGGCTACGCTGCCTAAAGCCCGCCAGCAGCGGGTAGAGGCTCGGGCCATGGAGCTGGCCACTCTGAAAGATTTGCGCCAGGCCGTGCAGCAGACCCAGGAACAACTGGCAGCCACTTTGGGCGTGCGTCAGGACACCATTTCCCGCTTGGAAAAGCGTAGCGACATGCTGCTCTCGACGCTGCGCCACTACATCGAAAGCATGGGTGGCAAGCTGGAGCTGGTGGCGCAGTTCCCCAACCGACCACCGGTGGTGATCGAGCATCTTGGCGTGGATACCGCCTCCGATCACAAGCCTGCTGGCGCAGGGCGCAGGGCCCGCGCGACGGCTTGACCGCAGGGCTTGCGGACGCGAGTTCGACAAATTTCGGACGGCAATTCATATTCTGAATTGCCACCATTCATGAAACCCCAACCGATTTCGGTTGGGGTTTTTTCTTGCCCGCAACGCCAGTGTTGGCGCAGATTCCGGCCTTGACCTCTTGAGCGCACCCTTCCAGAAGTTGTCGTTCTAGGCGTGCTTTCGGCCCATTTTCTCTCTCTGTTCTCTGCGACCCTCTTGAACATTCAAGGACGGAAGTCGTGTGTTGACGCGGGTTTGCGGGCCGTTGGTTTACTTTTTCGCTTGCTCTAGCAGGCGCGACCGAGACAGAGAAAGGCGCAAAAAACCGCCTTTCGGCGGTGTGTTGGCGCGGCACGGATGTCAGCGCGGGCCGGTTACCAGTGCCTCACGTTGCGCCAGCCAGGACGCCGACAGCCTGCCGCGTAGCAACTGGCTGACACCCATTTCAAGACTTCCCACGGCGATGGCCTCAACAAGATCAGGAGCCAGTTGCGCCAGTCGCCCCATCTTGCTGGCTTGACCAAGGTCGATCTCCTCAGCAGCCGCAATTTCCGTCATCGAATTGAATCGCCCTTCATCCAGCAGCCGCTGCCAATGGTGTGCAAGTCCGAGCGCTCGCATCAGCGCAGAATCCTGTTCGGCCTCTTGCAACCGCCGTTGCCGCAGCGCCTCATCCTGAAACTCCAGCGGTGCGTCCAGTGGCGTGATGACCTGCTTTTTCAGGCCACGACGCACCAGCGTCCAGGGCATGAAGGTTTCCATCTGTACGCCACCGGCAGGCAGTGGCGTTTGGTAGGTGATGGGTTTGCCATTGGCGCGGCCTCGATGTTTTTTGTTCATACGTCCTCCTCGAAGCGGGCAATCAGCGCGCGCTGTGCCTGCCAGTCGACCATCAGCCGGTTGCGCTGGAACCACAACAAGGTCAGGCGGCGCGGCTGCCTACCCGCCATGAACTGTTCGATGATGTCGGGGGCCAGCAGGGTCAGGCGCAGTAGTTCATTGATCACCGAGTGGTGCAGTTTTTCGGCGCGGGCAATGGCTGCACCGCTTTGCATTGCGCCGGTGTCCAGCAGGTGTTGCCAGTAGAAGGCGCGCGCCAATCCGTCGACCAGCGTGATGTCGTGTGCTTGCTGCTCTCCGGCAAGCACGCGCTGGACGCCTCGTCGCCGAAAAGCCATTGGGGTGAAGGTTTCCATGGGATCAGTCATCAGCCTTCAACCTCCAGCAGTTCCGCGCCGATGCTGTTCGGGGTGAATTCCTCGATCAGCGTGTTCCAGCCAATTTCCCGCCAGCGCACCTTGATCCCTTGCATTTCACCGGCGTGGACGAGATCGATGCGCTCGATCATCAGGTTGGTGATGCGGTGGCGCTCAATCGGAAAGAGCTGATCCCAGACGTTGTTGAGCCGCGCCATGGCCAGCACCACGCTGTCCTCGTTGATGGGCACGTCGTTCTGGTTGTGGTGGCGCTGGATGTGCCGCACCACCGAGGCGATGGACTCCGGACTGGTCAGTACCGTGCGGATCTGGGCCTCAATGGCAGCTTCGATTTCCGCAGCAGGCAGGCGCTCGTAGTGCTTGCCCGGTGCGCCAAAACGCGCTTCGGACTTGGACACATAGTAGTGATACAGGCGGTTATTTTTGCGCGAATAAGTTGGGTACATCCGCTCGCCCGTCGGCGCGTACAAGAGGCCGCGCAGCAAGGCATCGGTGCGCGAGCGCAGCTTGGTTTCCACCGATCGCGCATGGCCATTTTTGGCCAGCACTTCATGTACCTTGCCCCACAAGCCGGGATCGATGATGGCCGGATGCACGCCGGGAAACCAGCTGCCTTTGTGCGACAGCTCGCCAAGGTAGATGCGGTTTCGCAGCAGCTTGTGCAGGTATTTTTTGTCGATCTGCGCGCCAGTGCGGATCTGCCCGCCCTGCGTTGTCCATGCCTTGGTGGTGATGCCATCCAGCGTCAGCTTGGCGGCAATCTGGGTTGGGGAGCCAATGGTGAGCATCTCCTCGAAGATGCGACGCACAACGGCCGCTTCAGCCTCGTTGATGACCAGCAGACGCTTGTCGACGTCGTAGCCCAGTGGCGGCACGCCACCCATCCACATGCCTTTGCGCTTGCTGGCAGCGATCTTGTCGCGGATGCGCTCGCCGGTGACCTCGCGCTCGAACTGGGCGAAGGACAGCAGCACGTTGAGCATCAGCCGTCCCATCGAGGTGGTGGTGTTGAACTGCTGCGTGACGGACACGAAGGACACGCTCTGCCGCTCGAACACTTCGACCATCTTGGAGAAATCCATCAGGCTGCGCGTCAGGCGGTCGATTTTGTAGA